CATAATAAACGTCATATCACCTATCGTGATTGAATCGCTTACTTTTCCAAGTTCAATGAGCGAGCGGAGATCTGTAGATGGCGGCGGCGACTTTGGTATTGCGGCTGCCTGTTCTTGGGCGCGTTGCGCCTGCTCCAGCATTTGCGGTGCTGAAAGTTCAACTGTACCGGAGAGAGCCTGGCGTACAGGATCGATCTCCTGCTTAGAAACGCTACCCACGGTTCCTATAGTTTCGTGCTTAAGTTCTGGCATGGATACACCTTTTTTGTCTCCTCCAGAAGGAGGGTTATCATGAGACTGTTTCGAAGACAGATTGATCATGTTTGACCGGGAGGAGGGAAGTGCGAGATTCAAAATCTCGCTTGATCAGGATGATTATGAGGAGAATGCTGCAGAAATAATTCCTGGAGCATCCATAGTTCCCCGGAATTTGCCGATATCGGTAGCACGCTCGCGTGCTTCAATTTGCGGCTTCATCTCCCTAGCACCACCCTGCGCAACATTTGCGCTAGCACCAAGACGAGAACTTACATCCTCTACATGAATCGTTGCTGTCTCGGTGATAATGTAGTTATCGGCCTGGTAGGGAGTTACATAGTTCTGGAACCAGCAGTTTTTGAATGTATGCGTGATGGCGTCGTTTCCCTCTCCTGCCGTTCTATCGATGATGAGAATGTCGAATGGAAGGCGCTGAGACTTGATATTTACAAATCCCCGAGCGAACGCCTCTGCCATACGTAACTTATCAAAAACGATACGCGTGACGTTCATGCTTATATCTGTCTTTTGGTTGGGAACGAGTTCTAGGGTTCCGTCCAGCCCAAGCTCGACAGCCCGCAAAATCGGGCGGCTCTGGGTCACGGTTAGCGATTGGATCGCACCCACCGTATCGCTACCAACCTTGATAATGATCTGGGTACTCAACCCGGTCGAGATATTACTTTGAAGGGTTGATCCAGTAGCTGGATAGTTTGCAGGCATTGTTAATTATCCTCCGTGGAGTGTGTGTACTCTTGCTTAAGTTGAAACTGTACGAAACCCTGCCGAATCAAGTCGGCCGCGGCGACCATGAAGGTCGGTTTCTCGCTCGATCGAGTCGAATTCTACCGGAATTCCTCTAAGTCCACCATGCGGGACGTTCTGCCCGTTCTGTATGGATGTTGCGAATTCACAAGTAATATCGGCAGTTTCTGTTATGATATAATCGTTAGCCCTATATGGTTGTGTATAGCGGCCAAACCAGCAGTTATGGTAAGTATGAACCGCAGCTAGGGTATTAGTACCAGCAAACCGATCGATTACCTGAACATCAAACGGTAGGCGTTGGGCTTGTAGGTTGATAAATCCGCGCCCAAAGGCTTCAGGAAGACGCAGCTGGTCGAATACTAGGCGGTTTACTGTGATACCTACTTTGGCAGCTTTACGCGGATGTGAGTCTACAATACCGTCCGTTCCGATCTCTTCATGCCGCGCTATGTCCCGCTGCTGGTTGATGGTCAACTCTTGTATCGCACCTATGGCTGTTGTACCAACCTTAATAACTATCTGGGTTGAAAGACCTAACTGGGGAATGGCGGACAGAATACTGCCGCTCTGGGGAAATTCAGCCATGTGTTATACTCCGAGCGACACCGTTGAATTAGAGGAGCCCGACGCTCAAGTCAATGAAGATCCACGACACTGGATAGTTAGGCTGTACCTCGACTCTGACATTCCATTGCCGCGGCTCCACATCATCTCTTGTAACCGACAGGTTCTGGAATTGCGTAATGAGGTTCTGCGATACGAAGGCGTTGAGCAATCCCACAGCGCGCGCCGTCAAGGACGGCAATAATGTCGGATCTTCGGGCTGTCCGATGAATGCCCTGAAACTTCGTCTCATGGTCCTGGAAATCTGATCCCGAATAAACAGGATGGAAATTTCCTCATCCTCAGGAGAACCGCTTTGGGTAGTGGTGCGTCCGTGGAGAACACGTCCTCCACCAATAATTGGCTCAACAACCGTGATTCCATTATCTCCGAGGGTGTTTAATTGTGTCTGTGTAAATATCCGGTCATTCAAGATGGTAAAACCAACAAGTGTTTTGAAAGTCAGAGGTTGCGAGACATCGGCTGTACCCGCCACGCGTCCAGCAGCTGCTGCCGCTAGATAGTAGCCAGGAATGTTGGTACGCGTGCCATTAATCACGCGAACAATGCGATCCGGATAGAAATAGACCACACGACGACTTGTGCCGAAACTGTTGGATACACCATAATCGGCAAGGTCTTCGATATTCCCAGCTAAAATCTCTTCGGGATCATCTCCCTGAATACCTTCAAGAATTCCGATATCTTCTGGCGCAGCAAGTTCTATACCAGTAACCTGGTCTACAGTAAGACCATCCATGGCGCCGGTAAACAGTGCGCGCTCCCTCTTGAAGAAGATACTGGACATACGCTCGACATGGACGCGGAAAGCCTGCTGGATAGCGCTGAAGGTTTGAGTGGGAAGAGGAACCAAGATTTGGGCATCCACCTTCTCTAACTCCCCTAAAGTACTTTCCCAGTTTGCGTCAAAAAAGTCCGCATCAAGAGTATCGATGTAACTGATTCGGAGTCCCTGTCCAGATGCCAGAGCAAGGTCACTAGTCAACAGTACGCGCTGCGATGTTCCGCTTGCCGCAAGAAGTTGCCATTTGACGCTGGTCTCCGATACGAAGTTTCCAGACACCTTGGTAATTTCTACCTGCGTAGAACTAATGACATCAGTGATCTCATGACGTCCCTCATTCGCCGTGGATGTAACGAGGTCGATGTATTTGCCTAGATCAGCATCTGTAAACTGTACAGTAGCGCTTGTAAAGGTTGCTTTGGATACACCGGATGGGCTAATGGTTGCATCAGTCCCTTCCTGCTCAATCTTATCATCGCTAACAATGGTGTAACTATACGGAACGCCAGTTGTACTTGGATCCATGAAACGTGCTTGAAGCAGCGCATCGGATCCAGTATCCTCGAACACTGAGAATCCTGCGGTAATATCGCTATCGTAGAAGTTTACCTTGTTCGGGAAGATCTGCGTCTCTTTTCCATCGGTACCGATCACAAAGAATAGTACTTCAGTATCGGTGTCCGGCTTACCTGGAGCATCGATCGGGAAGATCAGGTCATCCGGATCACTACCGCCCGAAGCACCACCGAGCCCCGTAGAGGCATTTTGTGCCGCCAAGACGATTTCAGAAGTGCGTCGCGGAAGCGGGGGCTTGGCCTGTACCGCTAGTACGCTAGTCGCCCCGTTTTCGAACGCCATTTGTGCGCCAAGCGATAATGTGTTTGTTAGACTAGGCTGCCCATGCTTGGTATACAGTTTTGCCGGGTCAGTAAAGGTTTCGGGATCTTCAAGATCCGCTTGGGCAATGTAGAGAATCGCGAGTTTGTCCCGTGCCTGTAGGACCTGGCTGTCTACCTCGATCGTAAACCTATCTCCAACGTCGAATACATCTCCCGTCGGATTGAAGATGGCAAAACTTAGAACACCGTTACTCACGGCATATCCGTCACTTTTCCAAACAAAGGCTTGTCCGTAGTCATCGAGAAGTTGACCACTGACGCTTCCAGATGCGAGGAAGGATGCTTGTCCACGGATCGGTGCGCCATAACTGTCGCGCAAAACACTGGTAACCCTGATGGTCCATGTTTCGGCTGGGGCGTTAATATCCACCAATGTGGGTGTAGAAAGATATCCGTCGCCACTATTGCTGGAACTTGCCTTGTAAAGCAGTCCACCTTGGTCTACGATTGTAGCAGACTGTAGTTCAATCTCTCCCGTGTCAGGATCGATCCTAGCATCGAAATTAGACGAGATGCTAGTAGTCGCGCTAATAGCGGCTTCTTGTAGACGTAGAGCAACATCGTTTTTTCGTAATTCGATACGATTTTGGATCAGTGGAGAGAGGGAAGTTTTAAAGTAACGTCCCACCGCACCTGTACTGGTAGTAAAGGTAGAGTCGAGTCCATCGGCTCCGCCTCCGTTGGCAGAAGATACAATCACCTCTTCACGGCGACCCTCACCGATGATTGAGAGTATTCGCAGACCGCCAGGAATAGATACCGCGCGCCGTAGGGTCTGATCGCGGGAAAAGGTATCCGGCTGGACAAAACCAGAAATACCCGGGATATTTGGAGACATGGGCGTTGTTCCTCCATTAGGTTCCTTTATAGGGTATGGCCCTTACCTTTAATGGTTGTTTATTGATAGATGCTTGAGATTCCAGCGGATTGAGAGGAAAGGCCTTAATAAACTATCAATAAATGCCTATCTATATACAGGATACCCATGGAGGGAGAGAATAAACTTGTTAAGAGATGAAAAATACAAATGATTTCTACTATTAACCTTATCTTTATTTACTAAAAAACAGCGGATATATCACATTATCGACTGAAGGAGAGCACCCATGCCAGTTTGTAAGAATTGCGGAGAACATTTTCCAAACCGTATCCGAGTGGATGGACGCGTGCGCCGCCTATCAAGTCGCAGTTTCTGTCTAAAGTGCTCTAGGCTAGACGGACTCAACAGGCGACAATATATTGTTCAAATTCCTGATGGTATGGCGTTCTGTGCTAAATGTCAACAAACAAAACAGAGGAACATGTTCCACAGCCGCAAAAACGGCAAGCCACTCAGTTACTGTAAGAGTTGCCAGGATGAAACAAAGATTTTAAAATGGGAAGAGAAAATGGAGAAAATCGTCGCCAGTAAAGGCGGCGCATGTGCAGATTGCGGAGGAGTGTTTCCCACGCTCGTATTCCGGTTTGTCGAGAATAGTAAACCGTATCCCCTTAGTCGGTCCAGAAACATGTCGTGGGAACGTATTCTTGAGGCTTTAGCGGGCCATGAGATGCTATGTTTGAATTGTGAAGCCATGCGGGCATGGCAGGAAAAAGGTTAAGGTATAGTTGTCTCAAGCGTAGTATCATCCGAAGTGAGCACGGTTGAGTCATTAGAGAAATTTCCGGCTCCAAACAATCCGTAATCAAAGCAGAAATTGATTGTTTCCACGACTCCATCCACGGGGACCTCTCGTCGCCATTCAGAGAATGCCTCTACATTGATAGTTTGGGTATACACCTTTTCATTGGCAAAATCTTCTTCACTTTCACCGCCAAAACTCACGTTCTTTATAAATAAACCGGCGTCCTGTGTAGGTAATCGTGTCACACCCATAAGGTAGGATGAAACGATATCCGCCAGTTCTTCTCGGTCAGGTGTACTTTCCGCAGCAATTTGAACCTGGAATGTCTGGTTCCACCCGCCAACAAATACTTTGTGAGTTGGGACTTTTATCAAAGATCGATTGCCATAGCCATCTAACACCAAATCTAC